CGCCACCGTCACCAAAACCAGTACCAGCCGCGTGAAGGTCATTGTCAACCTGAACAGCCAGAGCATAACCAGCGTCTTCAGTGTAGAACTGACGCAGAGATGACAGTGCCTGTACCTCTACGATGTCCTCAATCAGACGTGAGTACTCAAAGTGCCGGTTGATAGTAACCTGCAACTCTGACTCTGTGTTGGCAATGATCGTTACCGCAGTATCAGCCGCCTTAGCGTTGGCATCACCACGAGTGGGCTTAGGAATGTGAATAACGTCACCCTTCTTGCCGGTCATAGCGAGACGCTTGACAAGGGGAGCCATCTTCAAGTTCTTTTGATAAGAGGCAATAATTTCATCCGACCAGATTTCTGGTACAAATGTTGCCGCTTCTGTTAGTGCAGTATTACCACTTGCACCGGGATAAGTTGCTGTAGCCACGATAAATCTCCTTTAAGGCTATTTAACTCGACCCTCTGCGTATGCTTGTAGAATTTCATCTGACAAAGCGTTGTAACGCTCTGGGTCGGTTTTCATAAGTTTAATAATGTCAGCACGACGATAGACTTTTCTACGAGATCCTTCTGTTGTACCACGAGCATTGCCTGTGTTTGCAGACTTTACGGCACTCTTACGGGCTGCTTTCTCAGCTTGAGCCGTTTGCTGAACCACTTGATTACGTTCTTTCCAAAGCGTAAAAAGTTCGTCAGCCGCATCGTAATCGTATCCTTGGTCTGCTTCTACAAACAGTTTAGTCCTAACCTTTGATCCCTTGATCCAATCAGCAAATTTAGGGTCTTGCAGTATTTCGTTCATCTCTGGATGAGAAGACTGTAGTTGTGCAAGAGTAGCCTGTTGCCTGTACTGTTGAGTGTAAGCCTCTGCTTCTTTAATCTTGGGGTGGTTGTCTATTGCTCTGTTGACAGCGTTCTGTGGATCTACAAAAAAGTCAACATCACTTTCGTCTTGTTGTTGCTGTTGTTGAGGTGCTGGTTGAGTTGTGAGTTCTGTCTGAATGTAGCTATCAACAACTTTACGTAACTCTCCAACTTCCGTACTCTGCTTGCCAGAAAACTTCTCTAGCTCTTGGTGCATCTGTACAAGTTCTTCTACAGACTTACCTTGGTACTTTTCTGGAACATCAGGTTCTTGAGGTTGTTCCTCTTCTTGAGGAGTCTCTATTGTATCCTGTGTGTCGAGTTGGTCTGTTGTTTCAAGCTCCTCTTCTGGACGCTCATCAATAATTGTCGCTCTTGACATCACTAAATTTACCCCGCCTGTTTAGGTTATGGAGATTATTATTATTGGGATTGACTCTCTTCGCGGCGAGCTTCCCGACCTTTTCGCCCAGCGGCTTCGTGTTCTCGTACCCACTTCATGTGTCTTCCGGGGAAGTCACCAGTAGATCCGTCGAGTATGCACGGTGTTGCTGAAACGATCTTTGTAGCGTTTGCACCACAACCGCACCTAGTGGTTGTAGCTGTGCTGTCTACAAAATCTTCAAATACGTGTCCGTTTGTACAACGGAAATCAAACACTTTAATCATTAGTTGTAGTTAGCTCGTCGTAATTAGAGTTAATTGTAGATTCTAAATTAAGAATGTATGCTAAGACATTTAGCTGTCCTTTACGCATATACAAATCGTTAGCATCCTTAGTCGACTCTACACTGTTAATCACTAAAGCATTTTGGTTTAGTTCTTCAGTTAGCTGTTTCCAACCATCAGTAGAAAACAGGTTGAAGTAATTGTCGTAGTACTGCTGTGTTTCTTGATCCATGCTAAGAGGTCCATTTAGATTATCTCTATATACTATATATTATACCATAGAATACTTAAGTTGTCAAGTCTTTTTTCTGGTGGTATTTTTACGTCTTTTTCCTGAAGCCGTTACTGCGTGTTTAATCCTAGCTGGGCCTGTTTTACGCCTAGATGACGACGCTTTTTCAGCTTTAGTCATTTTGGCTGCTACCGCTTTAGGACGACACGAGGGGTACGGACGCTTAGACTTAGTGGCAGACTTGCGACCACAAGGCTTCCCGGTCTTTACGTCAACCCACTCTTCTTTAAACCACTTCTTGAGTGCGGCTCCTTTTTTACTTTTTCTTACGGCCACTTTTCTTACCCCAGTTCTTAGCGCCAACCTTGCGGCACTTAGCTACAGCACCAGAAGCATACGCAGAAGGCCACACTTTGTAACGAGCCTTTACTTTTCGCGCACACGCATCGTTAGCTTTCTTTTTCTTAGGCATTACTTCTTAACCTTTTTCTTTTTCTTTTTAGGCGGCGTATGATATGGCATAACTATCTCCTATTTACCTTTGTGGGCTTTTTGAACTGCAAAGTTAGCAGACTTAGACGCACCCTTGTGGGGCTTATATCCACCTGCGGGATCTTTCATTAACTTGTAACTATTACCACTTTTCATCCAGTGGTAACCCTTTGGTGCTGAAACTTTCATGCGTAGTACTCACTTGTGTAAACTTTGGCGTTTGTTGTTACGTGACCGTCATGGTCGTACACTGTAACGTCCGTTGTTGTGGCTCTTACTTTTTCTGTGCCTTCTACCAACTGACCGTCCCATACTTTGTACGTTACGTGTCGTTCTGTGTACTGCGTAGGCACAGAGCTAATAGGCTGTATTTCAGTTACCATTTAACTTTATTTGCCCAGTAAGCTGCAGACATTTTGCCTTTGCTGATGTTGCGTCGGTGTCTGGCTTTAAATGATGCCCGTTTCTTTTTCATACGATCCGACTCACCAGCCTTTGGTTTACCCGCAGTGCTTGCGCCTTGCTCACCAAAACGAATAGTTTTAATTTTGTCACCTTCTTTGGCAACAACTACGTGGCTTTTCTTAGGGTGGTTAGGAGTCCGTTTGGGCTTGTTGTACCCGCTTACTCCTGCTCGCTCCAGCCTTGGGTCTTTTTTCTTGGGCATTAAACTTCGCCTCCAAGCTGTCTAATTGCGCTTGCAACTCGTTGAGCCTGTTCTTCTGTTCCTTGAACGCTTGGTTCACTTGGTCGAACAGGTTGTTCATTTCGGTTTGCGTCATTAACATTTTGTTTACCTTCAATTTCCCTTTCTTTCAACAAACGATCTGCAACTTTTAATCGACGTTCAAATTCTTTGTCGTCTTCGTTGCCTTCTCTTAAGTTTCTTGTAACAGCGTTTATACGGTCAATTTCAAGTTCTTGGGGCGCAAGTTCTGTTTCAACTTGAATCTTAACAGCCCGTGCTTCTGACTCTGCAGCCTGTCCGTTGAGCGCGTTTGTTTGGCTTTGCTGGAACTGAAGTTGTGCTTGTTGCGCTGCCATAGCCATTTGTTGTGCTTCAGGGTTAGGCTGTGCTGCTTGTTGCATAGTAGCAATTAATTGCTCACGGTTTGACAGGTTCATGTTGTCAATAATGCTTTGGATCAAGACGCCGTACAACGGACTGTCTTGTTTCATAGTTTGTAACAACTGAACTAGCTGAGTAACTTCGTACTCTCTGGCAATAATTCCCAAAGTGCTTGTAGCCGTAAACTTGTAGTCTGATACAGGGTAGTTCTCAGGGTCAAACTGCATATACCTGTGTGCAGCTTTTGTAACAAAAGGCAACAGGAAAGACTGCTGAAAGTTAATTAACGTGCGTTTATGGCGTTTAATGATAGCGCCAAGAGACATAGAAATACCAGCGGCAGTAGCTTCACCATTAACGTTGCCAGCAATTCCTGCTGAATCAACCGCTCCTGTAGCTTGCTGTACCATTTGTTGGAGTGCTGATGCTTGTGCGAATGTGATTTGTCCAACTTGTCCAAAATTAAACGGTTGTAGTACTTCACGAGGATCTCCGTTAGTTAAGATCATCTTACCCGGACGCACCTCTGGTCTAGCCCCTCTAGGAAGCCGTGTAGCGTCCACAGCAAGCATTGGGTGAATGGTGAGACTTAAAGCATCAATACGAGCCCGTAGCTCTGTATCAAGCGCCTTTTGGCTGTTGTAGCCTTTTTCACATACACCACGGCCCCAGAACCTTCCGGGTACTATATCCCACGGAAACGCAACCACGGGCCGATCATTCATCATGTACGGGTTAGCTTCAGCTTTCAGGAGTGTGCCACCGTTAGCAATAACAACGATTGCCTCAACGTACATAGAGTCTTCTTCTACGTCTACGCCTTCTTCTTCAAGAAGCTCACGGGGTACAAGTCCGTAGTACTTAGTAAGCCTAACCTTGTCGTCGTTGTAAATCGTCAAGTCTTGGTCTGGTTCCAAGTCTGTGTCAGCCGCTGCAGACTCAATTAAACCATCACGGTAAATGTTTTGTTCTTGCAGAAGTTCTACGCTGTGCTTGCTTACAAACTCGTCAATAGCTACACCGTAAGCCTCTTCTACAGAAGTAGCCACAGGATCAATCAAAAAGTTTTGTGGCAACACAGGCTTTAGTTTTACAGCTATCCGGTCAGTCACGTTGACGCCTACTGCTTGTAGATCCCCACCCATAATTGGTTCTGTAGCCGGGACCATTTCTTTTACTTCTTCTATAACAACTTCGCCTACTCCTGTACCAAACACAGCGGCGTTGATTAAACACTCTGCAACCGCCTTACGTACTTTGCACATCTCAAAGTCTTCGTTGAGTTTGTTTCTCAAGTACGCAACGTCTTGACGCTCTTGATCGTTAGTGTCGTCTACAATATCAAAAAACTTACCACGTCCAAACGTAGCTTCTTCTAGTTCTGCAACGTTAGACTCTACAGCCTGCTGAAGCGCAGGAGAGATAATTCTAGAACGTTCAGACGCTCTCTGAGAGTCATTAGAGTCCCATTGACCTCTCCATAACCTATAGTATTCTTCAAATCTTTCTTCGTAGTTTGACTCATAGTAATCACGCCAGTTCTCGCATTTGTTCATTACCCACTCTTCCAAGGACTCTTGGATCATCAGCGGGTCTGGGCTGTAAATATCGTCTGCCATTTTGTTTTCCTTAAATTGCAGCAACGCTGTAGATAAGAGCAAAAGCCACTACAGCACTGATTGCGTATATTCCGTAGGTATTGAAGGGTCGCCAAATTTTAAGTGAGTTCATATCTTTTGTAAACTCTTTCCAAAACAAACTCATGTTAGTATCCTGCTATTACGTCTAAGATTTCGTGGTCGTCTATTTCGTAGTCGTAGTCGTACGCTACCTGTGCTAACTGATCTATGTACGCTAAGGCGTCAACTAAGTCGTCGTGTGTTAGCACATCTGGAAACTGAAACAGTTGATCTAGGAATCTGTTGTTCCACTCTCCTTTGTTTAAAGTAACGTACCCGTTTTCAAACCTGCCTTGTAACGCCCACATTACCCTGTCAGTCTTCTTTCGGTTTCCGTGGGTCAACTCCTCAACTCTAAAGAACTGCCCGTAGCGTTTCATTAGATCAGTCAGAGGAGACATTACAGCTTGTTTGGCAATGCCTCTTTCAATACCAACGCTGATGGGTCTGTAGTCTCTAACGGCCTGAAAAATCTTGGCGGCAGTCTCGTTAAGCTCCCACCGCCCATGTATAATGTTATCA